GTTGTCTGGTCTTTAATAAGAATACGCTGACCAACAGATACTGACTGACCATCAAGTGTGCTAAAAGCACGGTTAGTATCAGCAGTAAGAGTTGCACCTACACCAGATGTACCATTGTTATAGATAGCAGAAAGATTGCTAACAGATGCAGCAATTACTGGAGCATGGTAGTTAACACCAGCAGTAACTAAATCTACATATTGTTTAGTAGCAAGACCAAGAGATGCAGTTGGGTCTGCAGCAGCAAGACCACCGCTAAGGGTAAGACCAGTTATTGTTGAGTAAGTAGTACCTGAATTGATAGTTGTGCTACCAAGGGTAGGTGCAGCGTAAGAAGATGTTGTTGAAATAGCCTGCCAAGTAGAACCACTCCATGCATACATAAGACTTGATATTGAGTTAAAGTATGTAGCACCAGTAATCAGAGCATTGCCTTGGTTATCCAAAGAAGGAGCAGAAGCAAATGAACCTAGATAATAAGTCTTATATGTGTTATATGTAGTTGCAGCGCTGGATGCAGATGTAGCAGCCGATGTTGCAGATGTGGCTGCTGCTGTTTGACTTGTTAATGCAGATGAAGCAGAAGTGGCAGCGCTAGTCGCGCTAGTTGCTGCAGCAGTTTGAGAAGTCAAAGCCGATGATGCACTTGTTGCTGCGCTAGTAGCAGATGTGGCTGCTGCTGTCTGACTTGTTAATGCAGAAGTTGCACTTGTAGCAGCAGCGCTTGCGCTTGCTGCAGCAGCAGATGTTGAAGCAGCAGCAGAAGCAGCAGAAGTTGCTGCGCTGTTAGCCGAAGTCAAAGCATTGCTTGCATAAGTTGCAATAGTAGATACTGAGGCAGCAGCACTTGTTGCAGAAGTGGCAGCACTTGTTGCTGATGTTGCAGCAGCAGTCTGGCTAGTAAGTGCAGAAGATGCTGATGTAGCAGCACTGGTTGCGCTAGTGGTTGCAGCCGTTGCAGATGCAGCAGCGCTTGTGGCACTGGTAGCAGCAGCAGTCTGTGATGTTAGCGCTGATGAAGCAGATGTGGCTGCAGCACTGGCACTTGAAGCAGATGATGTTGCGCTTGTAGCAGCCGAGGTTGCTGAGGTTGCTGCACTTGTTGCGCTAGTAGCAGCGCTTGTTGCAGAGGTAGATGCAGCAGTTGCTGAGCCAAGGATTGCATCTACATAATTCTTAGGTGTAGCAGATGAGGCAACCATGCCTGCAGATGAAAGACCAGTGATTGTTCCTGCACCACTAACAACAATAGATGCTGTTGAACTGACAGTACCTGTAAGAGTTGCACCATTGATAACTGGTGTAGTCAAAGTTTTGCGGGTAAGTGTTACTGACTGGTCTGCTCCGACTACTGAACCATCGCCAGATACAAGACCGTGCACATGGGAGTCAACACCATTAAGAAGTGCAGTATCTGCATCATAACCACGGGCTGAAATATGTGTCTGGAGTTCTTTAAACTCACGAGCAGATACACCATGGCGTACAGATGTACCAGCAGTATGTGATTGAGCCTGTGTATTATCTTGACCACGAACAACAGTAAGAGTGGTTCCAGCAACTGCCGTTACTGTAACTACTTCTTCTTTAGATGTGTCTGGTCCAAGAATTAAAGTAAATGGTACTGTGCTTGGAAAACCGCTGACAGATACAACTGAAACAGATGCTGTTGTATCACCTGTTGCTGCAGATGTCATTGAGTTGACAAGTGTTGTTTCAATCGCTGTTGCGGAGTAATTCCGCTTTTTGGTACCTGGGTCGCCTGCTGCCATGGTGGGTGCCTATCTCTGGTAGTGTGAACGAATTGGGAACTGACGGCGCTGGTTCTCCGCCACTTCGTTAAGACGAGTTGTGTATACATTAAACAAGAAGCGTGCTGCGTTCTCACCGCTTCGCGCTCCACGCTGATTATCAAGCACATCTGCTTCTGCAGATAGGGCACCCAAGCGTGATGGGTCAAGGAAGGAAACCATGCGGAAGGCTGCGCCATAGACGACAACATCTTCTGCATAGTCAGGCATCTTTGTAGTAGTTGCAAACTCTTGGCTTGCAGCAGTTGGAGTAATATCAAAAATTGTTGGGCGTGCTGAATAAGCCACATTCACTGGACGACCAGGAACTACTGGTGAGTAGATACCAAGGGAGTGTCCAAAGTTAACCCCATCGCCAAAGGCTGCTGGGTTAGCAACACGGTCTAGTTGCCACGCACGAACTGGTAGCCATTCTTTAGATGGTCCAATTACTGAGTGAGTTACTGACAAGATATTTTGTACTTCGTCTGGGATGTCATAGGTTGTGCGTGCTGCAATGTAGTTGAACTGGTATTGCTTGACAGCAAATACCTGTGGGTACATAGCGTTGAGTGTGTCATTGATAGCACGCTTGATTTCATAGCGTGGGAACAATGGGGAAACCATTACCCTGTCGGAGTTAGCGTGGGCTGCTGCAATAGTACCGCGTTGTCCACGACCCCATGGGGCAAGGTTAAGAATGTTATCAATGTTGTTGGTTGAGTTAACATACATAATCTCATCGCCAACTTGTACGAATCCACGACTAACTACGCTTGCATCATTAACTGAAATGCTGGTAGTTGATGCATCAGTAGCAGCAGTAAGCCATGTAGTTGATTCCATGTTAAGGCTGTAGCCGTGAAGGAGTGTATCCACACGGTCAGTAATTTGTTCAAGGGTACTCACAGATTGATGCTCCTTAAGGCTGATACTGCAGACTTACCAGTGGTACCAGCAAGTTCATTACATATTGCATTAAGACCTTTAAAATCTGCAGGCGAACGAGTAGAGGAAGCCTTGAGATTTAAAGCGTGTACAGTCTCATAAATATATGAAAGCCCAGCCCACTTGCATGCTGCTGCTGCTTCTTCAAGAAAAGCAGTACGGGCTGGATAAGTTCCGCCATTGGCAAGTCTATTTAATTCAGCAACGAGTGTTGAGCCTTCGTAACCTGTAGCCATAATTACTTACCCTTCTTCTGTGCTGCTCTCATGTTGTCCACAAGATTAGGATATTTTCTGCCAGCCTTTTTAGCAGCAGCCTTGGCTGATGCTTTAGCAGCAGGTGAAAGTGGTGTAGATTTTTTATTAGGGTTTGGTTTATCCCATACTTCTTTTTTAGCCATTACCACTTCACCTTATCTGCCCAGTACGCTGCGCTCATCTTGCCTTTAGCAATGTTTGTTGCATGGCGAGCCTTAAATGATTTCTGTCGTGCGGTAGGAGTATGGTCCCCAGTGACACCCTGTTGACCAAAGCGAATAGTTTTAATCTTGTCGCCTTCTTTAGCCACAACTACATGTGACTTTGTTGGATGGCTTGGTGTGCGCTTTGGTTTATTAAAACCTGCAACTCCTGCTCGCTTTAGTCTTGGGTCTGTCATTACTTGCCCTTCTTGCCTACTACCTTTTTAAGATTTGGATTAGCCTTCTTAGCAGCAGGAGATGCACTGCGTGCACCCGCTGCAAGGATTGCTCCTGCGTTCTTCATTGGGATACCTTGCTTCTTTGCAATGCTCTTTTGAGCAGCAGCAAAGCCCATCCCTTTTTTAGCGCCCGCCATTACTTTTCTCCGAGAGTAGTTGGCTTATTAACTGCGGGAGCAGGGATACCGTAAGGGTTAACTGTTCCATAGTTGTTATCTGAGTTGACTGTGTTAGTCCCACATCCACATGTAGCGCACATAATTACTTGCCCTTCTTCTTCATAAGCATTGCCATACCAGCCTTAGTTTCACGAGCCTTTTCAGCCTTAGATTCAGGCTTCTTTATTTCAGCCTTCTTAATTTTTGCTGGTTCCTTCTTTTCAAATGCTGCGTATGCTGCCTTCTTTGATGGGGCAGCCTTCTTCATTGTTGCCATTTCGTTCCCCTTTTGTGTGATTACCTTGACATCCCCACCAACACTTATGCAGTAATCAGCGGAAATCTTAATTGCCCTGCGTGCTGCAAACTCTGCAGCCTTCATTGAGTTTTTGCTAAAGCCAGTGGCTAATGCACCGAGTGCTAATGAGCCACCGCTACCTACTGCATATAACCCACGGTCATCTCGTGACCACATGTATTCTTCATCTACTTCATAGATAGTTCCATTAAGACAGATGAGTGCATCAAAGCCAGCGTTGGGGTCTTTGTTTATATCGGGTTCATAGCCATGTTCTTTCATGGCATCATGCAACGAAGGCAATACCTTTGTCTGCATAAATGCATCAAGTGGCATTGTCTTAATAATTTTTGGTGGTGTCCATAGAAACTCTGCTATGTTGCCAGAGATGGCATCACCTGCGAAGGCAAACACATAGTCACCTTTGCGTACTACCTTGTCTACACCTTTGGCATAGTATGGCTTGTCATCATAGGTAGTCATGGAATCTGCTGCGATTACCGCCCAACCTTTTCCCTGAATACCTACGATGGCAGTCATCTTTACTCCTTAAATCCACCCGTGTTTGCATCAAAGGCTTTGCCAGCCTTATCTGATTTTGCTCTTGCATCTTGCACTGCACGCATTGATGTGCCTGCAGGCTGTATGCCTTCTTTTCTTGCTGCCGAATATGCGTTAAGTTCTGCATCCCATTTCTTCTGGGGCATTGCCTTATTTGCTGCAGCATCTCCTGGGGATAATTGGAGTGTGCCTAACTTGCAACCAAAGCATCCTTCAACAAACTCTGGATGCACTTGTATTTGATGTAATGTCATATCGCTGTTATGTAATCTCCGTATACGCCACCGATGGAAGCGTTGGTTAAACGATTCTTTGTGGCTTCATCAATAATGTATTCATGCCCACCAAGATAGTGCTCGGTGGAATTGGCTATGTCGGTTTGAGCAGGGAAGCGATATGTAGAGTATACCCCGTCAACCATTAAGACAGAAACGCCACGGTGGATGCCATAGCGAATAAACAATCTGTCCCAAGCAATCGGTGTTTCTTTAACCGATGGTGTAACAAATTTATATTGCGCCATGATTCCTCCTTATAGGTGTAGAGAGAGGGCGAGCGAACCCGCCCTCTCCACTACATTTAAACTATGCCTGGATTGAAGATGAAGATTCAATACGGTACATAGCAGCCTCACGGTAGCGAGAGAAGCCAAGTACGCCGTACCATCCGATTGGACGGAAACGCATCAAGCGGTCAACGACTGGTCCGATAACAACATTTGGTTCCTGTGCAACAGCCTCAGCAAGAGCCTGCTTACCAGCAACGATTGTGCGGTAGACGGCTGTTACTGGAGTTACTGTTACGACAGTTGTTGCTGTTACTGCAGCAGTGTGTGCTGTATCTACAGTGATTGTGGTTGTTGAACCTGATGTTGTGATTGCAGTAATCTTTGCACCAGATGCAATACCTGTACCTGAAATCTTATCTCCTGCTTCTGCAGAAGTTGCGATTACAGATGTTGAAGCCACACCAAGTGTAACTCCTCCTGATGTACCAGCAACAGTCACTGCTGTTGTAGCAAGTGCTGACTGGTCTGCACCGTCTACGCCACGGTACATACGAGGAGTTTCAACGAAGAAGGCTCCTTCAAATGTTCCGATTGAGCCAGCCCAGAACTGTCCTGTGCCTGTCTCTGCGTACTTGTGCATGTCGTTCCATCCACCAACGCCTGTTTCTGCGCGGAGGTCGTGTGAAACTTCTGGGTGGATACCACACCAGTAGAGTGAACCTTCGCGTGGAACAGCCTTGTTTGAACGCAACTTAGCAACTGTCTTACGGATGTTAGCAGCAGTAATTGTATCTGTTGTTGTAATCGTAGCAGTTGATGTGCGTGCTGTTGATGATGCTGAGTAGATAACATTTGTACCCTGGCGTAGAACTTCCATTGCAATCTTGTCAATAGAGTCTGCCATGTTGTAAGCGATGATGTCTGCAACTGCAGGGTCAACATCTGAGAGTGAGAACAACTGTAGTTTACGGGTAACGAGTGAAGCGTTGCCGTATTCAGCAAGTGTTACTGAAACAGTTGTTACATCTGATAGTGCTACTGCATCTGGGTCAGTTGTTTCTGATGAGAGTGCAGCGGTTGCTGGTGCAAGGTCATTGTAGAGTGAGAATACAACGCTTGAACCTGGCATTGCTTGCTGAGCAGGGCGCTTGTCTGCTACTGAACGAATCAGTGGCTGAGCACGAAGCGCGAACTCAACATAGCGGTCATAAGCAGTTTTTACTAAGCCTGCGAGGGCTGAGGAATCTGTATATGCCATGTAGTTCACCTCCTGGTGATTGGTAGTTGTGTGTTAGTTGTAAACTTGCACACCCATAATGGCGCTGAGTTCATTGGCATCCTTGGCATTGGCGATTCTGTTTGCAATATCTTCGTCATAGGCTGGTGCCTGTGCGCTAGATACCACATCATTGATTCGCTTCTGAGCCTGTAGCCCTGGGTTGACAGGAGCAGGCTCTGCTGCTTCTTCTGTCTTAACTCCGAATACATCGCCCCACTCATTGAGCCAGTTTGATACTGCTTCTTCCGTAGGTTCAATATCCTGCGGAATGAGGGCTGCGACCTTGGGGTTAATACCCTTTGTACTCAGCACATCTTTTACGGTGCGCTGACGGGTCTGAGTTTTCAAAGTAGTCGCCTCTTGTTCAAGTTCCTTAAGGCGCTTTTCAAGTGTGCGGTTTACTTTGCGTAACTGCTTGACGACATCTTGAGGTCCATCCTCAAAATCTAAATCGTCATCTTCGTCATAATTGGTAGCCATCTACCTATCTCCCTTTGTTAGTTGTATTCGCAATCCACAAACAAGGTTCGGGGAAACCATGTTGGCTATTGCTACCAGTCTTTTACGCCCCCCTGGGCTGGTCTATCAGGGTGGGGATTCTTTTATATTCCGCTAGATTCACGGAGGGAGTAGTTGCCTACGCCTCCACTGCCAGCAAAGCGAGCCTGTTCACGCATAGCACGCTGTTGTGATTCAAGAAGTTTTTGCTGGTCATTATTAAGAATTGTTGACACTGCTTCGGCATCGCTATATTTGCCATCTTCAATCTGAGTCAAACGAGATTGAGTTGTAGCCAATAGACGAGCCTTACCAAACTCTTGCTTAAGAGTATTAAGGTCAGTGGAGCCTGTGGCAGCAATGAAACTTTCAGCAGCAGCCTTGTCAATATCAAACTTATATGTCTCAGCAGCAGCACCAATTTCAGAAGCGCGTACCTGCTTGTTAATAACATCCATACCCTGCTTAGGGTCAAGGAGATAACCAACAGCACCTGCAGTATCTACGCCATAATAGTTATGTAGAGCAGCAAGAACATCAGGGTTCTTTTTTACATGGTCTACTGCTAACTGGACACGATTCTCAAACTCAGTAGGTGATACTTCATTGGCAATGTATGTAGCCAACTTTTCCCGTGAGCCAAATGTCTTTTCATCTAATCCATAGGCACTAAGTACCTGTGTATATCCGCGCTCCATTGAGATATATGCAGCCTCGCTGACTGCTCGGTTATTAGCAGCAAGCGTTGCCATACCAGGAAATCTATCCTTGTATGCCTGTGTTCCAACAAGGTTAATCTTAATCTGTGCTGCAGTTAAATCCTGCTTAATATATCCATCAATAGTATCTACCAATGAATCAAGTCCTGCAAGTTTAAGAGATGCGCGGAAATCTTCAATGGCTGTAGAAACATTAGCCTGGTTTAGTTTCTTTTGAGCATCTGCAGCAGCGGTATTCTGTTGAAGTAAAGCATCATACTTTTGTTGCAAAGCGTTAATGGCAAGGTTATTACTATCATTACCACCACCACTTGAGCCACTACCAGAACCTCCGCCACCTGTGGCTGCAGGGGTTGAAAGTTTGTATAGTTGCCAATCACCAGTTGCTACTCCACCTATCCACTTATATTCATATCCAGCAGGAGCAGTTGGTTGATTTGCTTTCTTTGCAGCACCAGCATCATAAGCAGCATTTTGTGAAGTAAGAAGGTCACCAAGGCGTGTACCTGTATTAGCGGTAACTCCAGTACGGGGATTAGTTACTGTAGCAGGAGGTGCAACAACGGGTGTTCCGTTAGCATTAGTTGCAGGATTTCCCTGATATGGATTGTACGGTGTTGAGCCACCACCATCATTTACTGCTGCTTCTCTCATCCCATGAATCCAAACTGCTTCATTAAATCAAGCGCCGTATTTGAGTAGGTTTCTTTGGCGTTCTTTGTAGTCTGCCATAGTGGGTCTTGCTTAACTAACTTAGTAAAGTCAGCAAAGGTATTGGCTGTGCCTTTATCTTTGTTCATAACTTTATTCATTAAGTCATTCCATGTAATGTTAGTTGGGTCAACCTCAAGCAAAGCAGACATCTGATTACGGTATGAACTTGTCACATCGTAAAGTGTACGACCTTCTTTAAGAGATGCAGCAAAGGCTGGGTTAGCATCAATAGACTGTTGCTTGATATTGTTGAGATACCATTGTGCATCTTTGCCATCTTGTGGATTAAGTAAGTCACGCTGGATTGTAGTCAACTGATTGTTATCAAGTGCCACTCCATAGTTAAGTGCTTGACGCTTAATCTGGTCTACATACCCACCAAGTTGTCCACCACCAGTAAAGATAATGTCTGACTTAGCAGCAAGGTGTTGTGCTAGTTGATTATCATCCCAGCCATTTTGCAATGATTGAGCAGCAAGTTCTTTAATTGCAGCCCTGTTGTCAATTACTTTGCCAGTAACTGGGTCAATGTCATTGACTTTAATACCAAGCATTTCCATCTTTGCTTGAATTGTGTCAACCTTGTTAAGCATTGTCTGTGCAAATGTTGCAGCATTGCGTGGGTCATGGGTATCTAAAAAGAATTGGCGAAGGGTTGGAAGTGTTTGTGACCACCAAGTAGTATTCTTGAGGGCTTCCATGAATGTGGCTTCTTTCCAACCACCAGCCTTAGCCTGTGTAATAAGGTTATCAATCTGAGCCTTTTGTGTAGGGTCATCAATACCAGTTTTAAATGTAGCCTTAAGAGCATCAACCCAAATACCTTTAGGGTCGGAATCTGCAGTAGTACCTCCTGGCGGTGGAGTTTTTACACCAGGTGTTTTAGTATCAGGAGTCTTTGGCTTAGGCTCAAGCACAATACCATTGTTATATTGCTTGCCATCTTTAGTTCCAGTAAATGCTTTACCATCTGCAGTCAGTGGGCTGTTAACTGAACCATCTCCAGCATACTTAACAGAGCCAGCACCTGGCTTATTGCTTGGTGATGCCTTACCATCAAATGCATCTAGTGCTGCCTGAGCCTTTGTTTTATCCGCTGCTGTACCATAGTCATTGGCGCGAGTTACTTCATCAACAAGTTTTTGTCTCTTTGAAGTTGTATCTTTCTTTTGTGCAGCATTACGATTTGCATTGGTTATATCGTTAAGTTCTTTAATGCGTGCAGTTGTTGCATCAAAAGCAGCCTTGTATTTTTTGTAATCAGCAGAACCAACTTTTTCACGAGAAAGTTGCTGTTTGATTTGCTCTAAACCAATTTGATTATTGCGTAGTTCATCTTCTGGAGTAACTACATCTGAACGAAAATAAGGATTCTGTGGACTGGTTGTCACTGACGAGTTCTCCTTACATCTGCTGCTACTTCATTATAGATAGCATCTAGGTACTTGTTATCTTCACGAGTCTGATATTCAGGTGATTGCATGACTGCGTTTGTTACAGCCTGTTGGCGTGCGTAGATACTTGAATCTGAGGACTGAGCCATAGCAATGGCATAAGCCTTTGCATAGTCATTACCTGTAGCGTTCTTTCCAAGTAGTTGCTGGAAAACAGTTTGAACTACATAGTTGCCTTCGGCTGGTGTAAAGATGGCACCGCCTGTGCCACCTGAACCACCTGTATATCCAGCAGCAAGTGTTGTAATGTCTGGAGCCTTATTGCCTGTATTCTTTTTTGTGTCAGGCGTTGTTGCTTTTTTATCTGTACCAGCCATTAAATTACCACCGTATCATTTGCGAAGTAACGATTAAAGAAACTTTCTGTTTCAGGAGAGTTTGCAATTAACTGTGTTCTATATTGGTCAAGTGCATAAGCAAGGTCGCCATTCTTTTTAGCAGTAAGACTGCGTGAACCGCCCGCTTTGTAGCGCTTTTCTAGTTCTGTTTGAAGTTGCTGACGGACATCTAAGTAAAGAATCATATTCTTAACTACAGTTCTGTCACCATTCTGAGCCATCCACTTAGGGTCTTGAGTGGCTTGAAGAAGAATCTCTGCACGGCGTGCATACTTAGCGCGGTCAGGGGCAGCATATTGTGAATACCAATCAAGGTTATTCTTAGCCTGCCACTGTAACCATTGCTGTTTAGCCCAGTTAATCTTCTGCATTTCTGGAGCAGTATCAGAAGTTATGCCGTTCTGAATCTTGTAAGTATTGATTTGCTTTTGAAGTGCTTGGAACTCAGTCCAGCCCTTCTTGATATTAGCCTCAGTTGTAATCTCACCAGCAGTACGGTTCTGTAGATAGTTAGAACCAGCGCCTGGAGCAGAGCCATGGCTGTACTCCCATTGGTATGCAGCCTGGCTAAAGGTATACTTATTATCGCCATCGTTAGCAAGGAAGCCAATAAGTTCAGGGTCGCCCTTGCTCTGTGCTACAGACATAAGGTTGCTGAACTTCTTTAGGTTGCTCACTGTGCCAAGGCTTGGCTCAATACCACCTGGATTCTTTGAAAGGCTTACTGTTGCCTCAAAGTAATCTGGGTACATCTTAAGGAACTCAGCATCAGCCTTACCAATAACGCGGTGAGGCTTGCCATCTGGACCTACTTCTGTGTAGTCAGCGTATTTCTGTTGTAACTGTAGGTACTGCTGACGGTAGAAGTCAACCTCAGGTGACACAGCAAAAGGCATTGTTAAAGAGGTAAAGGCACGAAGCAAGTAGAACTTGTTGGTGCGGTCTGTAACTTCCTTAACTGTTGGTGCATCTGTACGCTCACCAGTATTAAAACGATATGTTTCATAACGGAGCATCTGATTAAAGGTACGAACATAAAGTTCGTCTTTCTTCCAGACAGTTCCAAGTCGCTTGATGACTGGAGGTGTGAACAAATCTGTTGCACTTTGTGGCATACCTGCTGGGAAGAATGTTGATAAAGCATTTTCCAAAGAAGGTTGTTGTTTAAGAATCAAATACGCAGGCAGTACAGCAAATGGTCCAACGCCTGGATTACCTGGCTGACCCTGTGTAATCACATCAAGGCTTGACAAAGGTATGCTGATATTCTTGAATGAATCTTCAACGATTGGTCGCCATGACTTAGGTAATGAGTCAATGAATCCTTGAGGAACGCGAACGATTAGGTTAGCGTTGCCACCAATCTTTGCAGCATCCTTAATTTCATTGCCGTTCTGGTCTACAACCATCTGACCATTGACAACCTGTGCGATTGTACGGGCTGTGTTAGCAGCAATCGCTGGGTTCTCTGCAACCATTCCACCCCAACGCTGTGCTGTATTTTCAAACGCTGCGTAGAATGGAAAGAGTAACTTCATTGTCTGGCTAGATGATGCACCTGTACGGCGCACGATTGTAAACAAAGTCTTTTCAACTTCTGTGCGAGACTTTTCACGAGCAGAGCGTACTGCACGGTTAAGTTCTTCGGCAGTAAGTTCTTCTCCGCCCTTCATCGCTGATATAGCAGCAATGTTTCGGCGTAGTTGCTGGTCATAAACAGCACTTGCCAATGGGTGACGAGCAAATACATCTTCTGGCAGTGAGCCAAGGAAGCGCATGACACGGCGATTGATTGTATCAATGATGCGCTCTTGGTCCTTGTATTCTTTTGATGTAGTTACAAGCAAACCATTAAGAGGTGTCAAATTTTCTGGTGACTTACCAAAGCGGTCAATAAGAAACTTTTGTACTTCTCCACCAGTAAGTGGCTTACCGTTGGCTTTCATGGTTGTAATCATGTCTGCTGTTTCAGCATCTGGAAGATAAGCCTTAACAGCACCACGAGTTGTACGAATCTTCTTTAAAAGTTCTTCGTCTCTTTCGCCACCCTTGATTGCGGTAAAACCAATTCCATTGCCAACACGAGTGTAAGTATCATTGGCATAGGTGCTGCCCTCGTTTGTCTTAAACCAGCGAAGGATAGATTCATCGTTTGCGCCCTGGATAATCTTTTCAACCACTGGGTCCATTTCGCCCGTTTCAGGGTTACGGAAGTGCATGTTGAGTATATTTGCCCAGCCCTCAAAGTAACGGGGGTCAGACGGCTGCACAAGGCGTACAGAGCGGGAACCTATGCCAGCAGTAAACGCCATCTCCTGTGAAGAAACCATGGCGTTCCATGTCTGCTCAGCAGAGGTACGACCAAGGAACCATGAGGCACCTTCAAAAACCTTAGGCAAAGTGTAGGTATGACCATTGGCATCAATCTGATTAGGAACAGTTATCTTCTGTGTTCCATAACCAAGGCGTTGCTTGACAGCCATAGATTCGGCAGCATCAATGCGAGAGCCAATGCGTGTAGCCATATCATCCATGTGAGCATGTGATGTTGCATACATGCGTGAAAGATTTTCTGCTGCATCTTCAATACCATTATTGATAATGGCTTGGATGTTATCTTGATGGTAATAAGGAGACACTGGTATATCTCTTAAACCAGAACGCTGTTGGCGTGCAAATGTTTTACGAGCAGCACGGCGTTCTTCTGGTGTTTTAAACTTTTGGTCTACTGGAAGTACGGCACCTTGTGTCTCATCCATCATTGCCTGAACAGAACGCTTAACCTCAGCAGTGCGACCCTTGCCACCAATAGCCTCAGGTAGAGCGATATGTGTAACTCCGCCAGCCTTGCGGTCATCTGGGACAACCATGCGACCGTATCCGTTTTCGCGCATGTACTTATAGATTGGGTCGGTCTGGTCTTGCCAACCTTTAGTCTTTACCCAAGTATTAAAGTTAGATGCTTTGTTTTCAAAGAGTACTTTAACATCTGCAGGAATTGCTCCCCATGTTTCACTCTTGCTTCCAAGGCGTGTACCAAGTGCTTCGCTTGAAGTCCATTTAAGTAAGTTAAGTGGCTTGCCATAGACACGCACTGGCTCAACATTTCCTGGGCTGTAGTTAACACGGAATACTGGACGGTGTGACCAACGGTCTTTACCAAATAAGGTTACTTCTGCTTCATCAGTTTCTGCAGCAAGAACCAAAGTATTGTAATCAATGCTCTTGACTCTGCGCCAGTTACCTGCAGCATCTTTATATTCAACTTTGCGACCTGCATTAACTGCATCAATCATATCTGATTGCAATTTAAGATTTGCTTCATTAAGCACATCAGCGCGCTTGGCTGATGGAGCAGGTGCTTCTTGAACAATGGCTCGCAGCGTAACAACTGGTTTAATAGCAGGAAAATCTTTAGTTGCTGCTTGTCCTTCAATTACATTAACAACTTCAAATTTTGTTCCTGCTGGAAGCAAAACTTCTTTTTCGCCACTAATTTCTGCTTTGTTTATTTTAGATGCAATGTTTGCATCACCAATAAGTTCTGAGTCTAGTTTAGAAAAATCTTTATAGGATGCAATAATATCTAAACCATTTGCACCCTTAGGTAATTGAATTCTAACAACAGTGCTATCTGTTTTTGATTTAGCAGCAAAACCTTCTGCAACTTTATATTCTTTTGAAGTTGATACAAAACCTTTTTCGGTTACAATATCACCAAGTTTTGCATTAAGAATATCTGGGTTTGAAGTTCCTCTAAATACAACCGTATTTTCTTTAATAACACTGCGTTGAATTGCGCGTTGGAGCATTTGTGGAATTTCTGATTTTCCAACTTTTCCGTATGAAGCCCAACGATTTGGGTCGCGCAAATCTTGCTGTGTTTCAGCATAAAAGCCACGAACATAATCTTTAACTTCTTTAAATTCTTCAAGTGGCATTTGTTCAACAACGCCAGGAGTTCCTATTGGGGCACCAGGTGCTAGTTCTGGTTTTTGACCAAGACGACCAAGACGACCAGTTTTAGTTGGAATGTACTGTTCAACAGAGTGATATGTACCGCCTTCTGCATAACGGCGTGCAACGCCAGGTGATGCAGATAATGCAAGCCCACGAGATGAATCAATGTTCAAATCATTGGGTGAACCATGGTAAAGAGTATGTGACTCTAGGTCAGCAAGTACACCTTTAAGGCGCTTGATTTCATCCTCAAATGCATACTTCTGTGCAACCTCAGTTGGGATTGCAGTCTCTCCTGTGATGTCAGAAGTAACAGCATTAACAATTCCTTGAACTGTTTTGCCAACTCGTGAGCCTTCAATTTCTGCAATACGCTGTGATACTGCATCTGCAAGATATTGCTTAGACTGTTCAATCGAACGCAACTTGTCGCCCTCTTGAGCAAATTCATTTTGCATTACCTTGATGTCATCACGGCGACCAAGCATTACATTTACATGGTCTGACAAACGAGAAAAGCCAACCTTGCGGTTATTAAAGAAACGGTCAACCGCATCTTTACCGCCCGAGGCAACAACTGATGGCAGAGCAAAGCCCTTAGCCAACATAGATAGTTGCGCTTCTGCAAGGTTACGAGTGGTATAACCAAGTCGCATTAAGACAGAAGTTTTAAAAATATCATTGATAGTATCAAGGGTAGCAGCACCGCGAATACCACGGATAATTCCGCCTTCAATATCTGCGCCGTCAAGAAGTGTTGGCAAAACCTTCATGTGTGCATCTACGCCAAATTTTAACTTGCGTAGGTCTGCAATGATGACAGTGTTTGCTGATTCACTGCGAAGAACTGGAAGGCTTACTGCGTGCTGCAGGTGGTCACCTTCAAAGTATGAGATAAATCCTTGGTCCTGATGGCGCTGGATAGCATTGGCTCGGCGTACATCGTAAATTTGATAGATGTCCTTGAGTTGCTTCTCAGTAAAGTTTGGGAACAGATTGTTAATTGCACCTTGCTCAGCCTCGGCAATTACCTTAAGGCGCTCACCAGGTGTCTGTGCTGCAAGGTAATTATCAGCGTGAGTACGAGCCTCTGCACCAAATGTACCTTTTGACAAATCATTTGCTTCACGAAGAAATACATTAAAGTCGCGGTAAGAGTTACCATCATTAACATTAAAGACACCACTTGGGCGTTCCTCGCTAAAGAAGTTAACAACTCTGATTGCTGGGTGCAATGAAGTCTTTTGAATAATAGTTTCTGTTGGCTCACCAAATGCGCGTGCTGCTTCTTTTTGTGCAGCCTTGATTGCACCACCTTTAGCAAAGCCACGCTCAAAACCATATTTAAATTCTGTACCACCAGTAGCAACTTGATTAAGTGCAAGGCGATAACGAGTATCGTTGGCAGCAAGGTCGGCAACATAAGAGCCAATAGCCTTGTTGTATTCTGGCGAGATAAGAATATCTCCAGCCAAGTTACCATTAAGAAGTTCTTTGTGTGGATGTGGAACTTCATTCATTGCATCAAGAACGGTTGCAGCCTCTGGGTCTTTTTCTGCAATGATAGCCATAGCATTGGTATCTTTACCAAGCACAGCCTTGAAAGTTTGTACAACTTCCTCTGGTGAATTAGCGCGACCAAAAAGGTACGCCATAGCATCAGGGTTTGTTACTTTCTTATCAGCCCAATAACCAGCCTGACCTACAGCATCTGACTTTGCAAGGAAGTTAATATCATCCCAAGCCTGACCCTTTTCTTCTGCAAGAGCCTTGGTAAGAATGTTATCCATTGAATCGTTAGTAGCAGCAAACTTGCCGAATACCGCACGAGCCAACTTGCCATTGATGTTTTCGTAGCGCAAGCCTTTACTTGCAATGACAGCGCCTTTACCTAAGAAGCCAGTAACTGTCAATGGGTCAATGACTGTTGAAGCAACAGCATCCGACATGCCAGAAATAAACTTACCTGTGTACTGATTGTTAAAAGCAACCTTACGGTCATCAGGATTGAACAAGTCAAAGCCCGCTGACATAAAGCGTAGGTTGTTATCAGTCCAGTCTTGGAACCAACCGCTACGGTCTGCAGCGTTCTTACCAGGACTTAAGACAGAAAGTGCTGCTTCGCCAATAGAAATCTTGTCTTTGTTTTCATTAACGCGTTGCTTGTATTGGTCAAAGGTTTCGTCAGCGTTCTTGAACTTGTTGTACATCATTGGTGTATCAAGGATGCCCTGTTCAATTTTCTGCCGTGCCCAGCCACCAGCCTCGTAAGACTTTTGACCTACAGTAAGCAGACCCTGTACAGCACCACGAAGTGGAGTAGTACCAATCTTTGCAACATCTTTAATGACATTTAAACCATCTACATACCATGGGTCATTATTAGATAATGAGTTAGAGACATCGTGGATAAGACCAGGAATACCAGTAAAGTCAACAACGCCCTTGGTTATTTTACCAAGTGTATTTGTCCAACTCATTGATTAACACTCGCTGAAAGAACTTGTGACTCAAGCCAGCGTACATAGTTACGAGTTGAGTTGGTTGACTGTGGTGATTCAGCAATCCGCTTATACATAGGAAGCA